CTTCTACGGATCACTGGGATGGGTATGCACAGCAATGGGCAACCTACATCGACGACTTTGGACAACGAAAAGATCAGGAGCAGATTGCGGAATTCATTAATTTGATTTCCAATACATCGCACCCCTTACCAATGGCGAGTTTGAACACGAAAGGAATGGAATTCCGATCGGAAGTAGTGATGCTTTCCGAGAACAATCCCTTTCCTCAAGTGCGAGTGATTGAAGAACCACGAGCTTTGTATCGCCGGAAAAACATGCTTGTCGAGCTTGTTTTTTGTCGGAGATACGGATGAACACGGAGAGAAAATTTACAGGACGGATCAATCGCATTTGCGATTTAATCTTTACAATCGATTCCCCGGACCACAAGGAGCACCTGAACCACTACCTGGTGGACAAGGCTTAACCTACAGACAACTACGAGAGGTGGTGAGAAAATCAATGCTCACTTACTTCAAGAAACAAAAAACTGGATTCGAAGCACAGCAAATTTATGGACTACGAAGTTATCCGGAACCTGAGGCAAACGAAGTGGATGGAATGGTTCCTGATGAAATGTACTCTTCGAATGAGATTCGTTTCGCAACGCGAGATGGCTCTACGAAAGTACCTGAAATCAAGAATCCGACCAGCTTTGAACGCTATGGACTCCTTGGATCAATCTTTCGAAAGAGAGAGGATGCTAAGGCACAAATGTACAACGACGACGATTTCATCTTTAAAGAAACCCAAACGATGGAAGATTTGATGTTGGAGAACAAACGCTTACGACGAGCAGTGAAGACGCCCGATTTGAGTGAGGAGTGGTTTTTGGATCAAGAACCATTTGCTTACTGTGGAGGACGACACAAAACGGCAAGTTTTTGTCAAGATTGTGCTTCACTGATGGCCGCCACCGAGCGACCGAAGAGAGTTCAATCCTTGAACGAAATTGAGTTTGTAACTCAATTTGCCGCATGGGACAAACACACGAAATACGGAACAACTCATGAATTGAAGAAAGACATCGATCGAACTGGCGGACTTCTTGTCTTTGGAAAAGGAATCTTGCCAGTATCAGCTAGAAAACAGATCAAGACAGCAATGGACGTGAAGAGAAGTTCAATTGAGGATTACGGAGCCTGGCTGCAAACACAAGACGATTCTACAATTGATTACATCAGAATCTACGAAGCTGCGAGTGATCGAGAGAAGATGGCGTATCTTTGTCAAGATGTGCAATTACCTGAGCGACGGAGCCTGTGGTCATGGATCAAGGAATTTGGAACCAAACTTTGGCTTCGAGTTTCTCAATGCATCTCTGATTACAAGTTGTGGTTTTTGCTAGCCGCTGTTGTAATTGGAGGCGTTTTCTTGACCTACAAAGGAATGACGAACATCTTTGGAAAAGGAGAAGGAAATCAGAAAGCAGAGTCAGTGACTCGAGATCTCACCCAACTTTCTCGGCACAAGCGATTTCAAATGAAAAAGCCTAAAGCCGAATTAGAAGGGTGTTCGACGTGCAATCTTATCAAAAAGATCGAAGAAATGCATGAAGCCGGTTGGACGGAGGATGAACCAGAGGTAATTAACCACCTCACATGCCTTCAGTACTTTGCGGCCTGCAGAGATTGCAAGGAAACGAAACAGGAAATGCTAAAGAAATTGACATTGTGGCAGAAATGGCGACGAACTGCTAAGGTAGCTGCTGGAGTGGTAGGAGTACCGCTAGCGACTGGCTTGGCAATGAAAGCTGGATTTAAAGCAATGGATCATTTTTGGCCTGAACCAGAAAATTCGCATTCGTTGTTCTACCAACCGCCATTGAGCAGGAGTGGAACAGCTGAAGCGCAAATAGATGACAACGCATGGGCAGTTGCTGATTCTGTAAAAAAGAATCAGTACTACCTAGAGAACGTAACCCAAGGATTTGGCCTTGATGTGGTGTTCGTAGCTGGCCGTTTGGCTATCTGCCCGCAACACTTCTTGGCTCACTGTGAAAATGGAGATGACCTGAAATTGACTGGAAGCATGGGAAAAGAGCACTATGTGCGATTCCAACGCGACCATTGGCTAACATCGGATCTCGTGCAAATCAAGGACTTTGGAAAGATGCGAACGGTGGATAAAGGTGTCTACCTTTTTGATGGCACAATGAACCCCCACCCAAACATCGTTTCACATTTCATTGAATCGGACGAGGAGCTTGCAAGAGCACACGGAAAACCTGGATTTGTGGTGACTCGACTGAAAAGTGGGGAACCCATGATAACAAACATCGGACGGATCGAGGTGGCTCTTGCTGGAGAGGTTTATGACCTCGACGTTGTTGGACCATCAGGAAAACGAGAGATGCTTCCGTATGTCGCCCCACAGATGGCTACCTACAATGTAGGACTATCTAAGGGAGCATGCGGATCACTCTTGTATCTAAACAACACAAAAGCTACCCGGAAAATCATCGGCTATCACGTTAGTGGTGGACCTGGCTATGGCACAACTATTGCGATCACTCAAGAGTGGCTTCGTAGGTTTCTGCCTCAAGCTCAGGGTTCACTTAACGGGATCCCGATACCAGAAGGAATTTCGGAGGATATGACAAAAGCCTTTGTTGATATTCCCACAGGAACAAATCTTGAACTTGTGGGTATGGCACCAAGGGAGTACCAAGTACGCCTCCCAACCAAAACTCAAATACGACCTTCACGCATTCATGGCGTGTTCCCTGTTCTGACCGGACCATCAATCTTGAATCCACAAGATCCAAGATTCGACAGAACAAACCATCTCACTCCGCTACAAGCGGGTGCTGTTGGTTGGGGACGCAAAGTGAGGCCTTTCTTGAAGGAGCACATGGATCAAATTGAGGATCTTGTGTTCTGGGAGAGAGAGGCAGCTACTAGTTCGTGGACTGAGAGACGATTACTGACTGATTATGAAGCAATTAACGGAATTGACGGAATTGGAGCAGCCAGAGCAATGGACATGGATACTTCACCAGGTCTTCCGTGGGTGACATCACGCCCGCGTGGAGCAAAGGGAAAGGAATTTCTGTTCAAAGCTCTTCCTGACGAACCATCGGGAAAGAAAGTCTACGAAATGTTGCCAGAGCTGAAGGATGCAGTTGATGATCGCGAACGTCTCGCGCTCAAGCAAATGCGTGCCGTCAGCGTATGGTATGACATGCTCAAAGATGAGCGAAGGCCCTTAAAGAAAATCACAGAGGGCAAAACACGGAATTTCGTGATCGGACCCGTGGACTACAACATACTTTTTCGGAAGTATTTTGGCATGTACATGTGGGCCCTTCAAGAAAATAAAATGAAACACTCGGCACGGATCGGAATTAACCCAACTGGACCAGAATGGACCGAACTCTTCAATCAGCACACTCGCTTCCACGAGTTGATG